TGAAGCTAACAACCCTGCTCCGTCTCCATTAACGGAATCAATTGCTGGTAACGATCCTTACCAAAGAGGTGAAGGTGAGTCTACTCCAGATAACATTATGGGACTAAGCTTATTCAATAAGTCTGTTGCTGCTAAAACTTTCCAAGTTGCTGCTGCCGTGACTAGAGAACAAGTTCAGGATTTAAAACAATTCGGAATCGACGCAGTTGCTCAAGTAGAAGCTGTATTGGTAAATGAATTAACTCAATCTATTAACAAATACATCTTGGATAGAATCTTCAGAAATGGAGCTACTAATGCAGGTAATGTAAGTGCTGTTGATGGATTAGTATTATCTGCTTCATTCGTGGCATCAGGTGCTGCTACAACTTCAATCTCTTTAGGAGCTGGAAATGGTAGTAACGCTAACATTGCTGTAACTGTTGCTGATACATTAGTTGGTGCAGGTGGTGAAACACAAGGATCATTACAACGTAGGTTGTATACTAAGATTCTTGCTGCTTCTAACCTAATCGCAACAAGAGGAAGAAGAGGACCTGCTAGCTTCGCAGTATGTTCTGGAGAAATTGCTACGGCACTTCAGGATGTTGCAGGATTCGTACCTTACCCACTATCAAATACAATCAACCAAGCTGGTGGATCTTTATATCCAATCGGTGCTTTGGCTGGTGTAACTATTTATGTTGATCCAAACATGGCTTGGACTGACTATAGAGTTGCTGTAGGTAGAAAAGGTGATGGTAATTCTCCTGGATTAGTATTCATGCCTTACTTAATGGCTGAATCTGTTGAGACAATCGCAGAAGGAACTATGGCTCCTAAAATCGCGGTTAAATCTAGATTCGCTTTAGTAGACGCTGGATTCCACCCAGAAACAATGTATTACACATTAGGTTTTAATTTCGAAGCTGGTACTAGTATCATCTAAGAATAAAAACTTTAATATAGTTTTAAAAGGTTCGCTTAACGGCGGACCTTTTTTTGTCTTATATCAATTGAATATATAAAAAAATCAATAACTAGATATGAAAAGAGTAAAATCATACAATCAATTTATAGCCGAATCTAATAAAGGTGTAGATGAAGGTATTACCGATATTAAAGGTATTATGAGTAATCCTATTAAATATAAGAAGATTAAAAATAATGCTAAGAAGTATCAACAAACTAAAGTTCAGATAGCTTTAAATAATGTTGATGCTGCTAAAAAGACTCAGGCATCCTCAGGTAAAATGGATCCTAAACAAAAAGAAACTTTAAAGGCTGCTAATGCTGCTAAGAATCAAGCACTAAAAGATAAAGCATCTGCAATTAGTCAAAGAATGAAAGATCTAGCTACAACCGATCCACTTAAACAAGTAGTAACTATTGCAACTACAAAATCAAACCTAGCAGCAGCAGAAACTGCGCTGAAGGCGGCAGATGGTGAAGAATCAAAACAACTTAAGATTAGAATTAAAAAATTAGCAGGTAAAGCATCAGATGCTCAACAAGCATTAAAGGATTATGAATCTGACGGTGGAGATAAAGAACAGGTTGAATTACCAGGTGAAAAGGAAAAGGCTGCTAAAGCAGAAAAGGAAAAGTTAGATAAAGCTAAAGCTGATAAGGCTAAAGAAGCTGTTGATGGCGAGATTACTAAAGCTAAAGCTGCATATGATGCTGTAAAAGATGGTGAAGATGAAAAGGCCAAATTACAAGCAGAGATTAAATTTAAACAAGCTCAACAGAAAAAAGCTAAATTAGATGCTAACGATGAATTGTTTCAAGGTCTAGGAGATGACATTGGAGAGATAATGAAAAAGGTAAAAGCACTTGATCCAGATTCTAATACTGAAACAGATACTGATACTGAAACAGATACTGATACTGAGGTAGATGATAATACTCCTGATGATCCGGCTGCAAAATTAGAAGCTGATATTAAAGCCTTTAATAATAACATAGAAACTGAAAGAACTACAATGAATAAAGCTACTAAAGATTTAGAACAGGCTAAAAGAGATCTAAAAACTGGTAGAGGTTCTGAAGAAAAGGTTCAAAAACTACAAAAGGCAATTGAAGATAGCAAAGAAGACATCGCTGAGCTTAAGAAAAAGGAAGCTGATGCTAAAAAGAAAGTAGCTGCACTATCTAAACCTAAAGGAGAATCATTTCAACCACTTGAAGAAACTGTTTCTGAAAAGTTTAGAAGGTTAATGAATAATGTATAAAGTCCGTAAGATAAACTTTGGATGGTATAAAAGGAGGCATGGTATTCTATTGGAGAATCTGCCTCCTTTGAAGCAAAAACTTTTATTAGAAAATAATCATATGAAATGGTTAGATTCTGATGTAGATGCTTTTGAGATTATATTTAAGGTTGAGGATATGAATGAGCATGAAAAAAATCCTAACCGTATACTTTGGAATCCTTTTAGAGAAACTTTTACAAATATTAAAGAATTAGAAAAAGACTCTGATCTTGTTGATTGGAATTGTGGTATTTGTAAAACTGAGATTAAATCAAGGATGGACTCTAAGAAGGTTGAAAATTTTGTTTGTAATAAGTGCTCAGAGTCCCATAACTCATCAAATAAAAGGATTGACAAAAGAATAATAGATTCATCTGTTAAATTTATGAAACACTGTAAATCGTTACTAAAAGGAGAACAGAGAGAGTTTATGACTTATGTAAGGAGATCATCTAAGTCTTAATGCTTCTTCAATACTTATCTTTCTAAATGTATCTAAATTACTTGTAGGGCATGCATTAAAAATCTGTATACCTTTTCCTTTTATTTCTTCTTTTAAAATTTCAAAACCAGGTAAAAATTGATCTTTATAAATTTTATGGCTAGTTGCATTAACTGGATATCCATTATGAAAATGCGTTGATGTTCCGTTACTTCCCATATCATATCCTAATAAAACTATTCTTTTTGCGCCAAGATGTATGGCTAAATTAATAGCTGCATATCCGCTATTGTTGCCATGCGAGATAATATCTTTACTGGTTTCTAATCCAAACTTTTTTCCTCTCTTTAGTATTGTTACATCACTAGGATAATTCTTAGGCCTAATCGTATACTTTAAACCTTTGAATTTATTAATCTCTTTTTCAAACCAGGTATATACTCTACCATCAGTCCAATAAACTGCATCAGCATTAGGGTAAAATGTTATGGCTTTATTAATGGCTATAGTTTTTTTACCTTCTAGTGAATTCCATTTAAAGTTTTTTAAAGAAGGTCCACCACCTATTAAGTATACAGTTTCCCCAGTCCATATTTCATCCACCTTACCGTATTTATAATTAGGCTTTTTGCCATTAGAAATATATCCTCTATTATCTTTAGGTAATGTAGCTGCATTTCTTACATGTTTTATGTCTTGGTTAGCTATCTTACCTCTACTTATGCTACTTTTAGTATTTTTAGAAACCTCAGTAGGAACAGTAATCTTAACAATTTTTCTTATTTGTCTGGATCTTCTCATAGTGGATATTAATATTTATTTGCCTAAAACAAATACATTTTTATCCATATAAAAATAAATCTAACTAATATATGAAGAATATCCAAAATATACTACTAACAGAGAAGTATAGGCCACAATCCTTAGATGATTTAATTACTCCTAAGAGGGTTGGCGAAAAATTAAGTAAAGGAGTTTATCAACATTTACTATTACATGGCAGTCCAGGTACAGGTAAAACCTCAGCTGCTAAAGCATTAGTAAAGCATTTTAAACATCCATACCTTTATATCAATGCATCAACAGATACATCCGTAGATGTTGTAAGAAATAGAATTACTGATTTTTGTGCTAATCGTTCTATAATGGATGAGCCAGGAAAAATGAAGGTAATTATACTTGATGAGATTGATGGTGTATCAGATCAATTCTTTAAAGCATTAAGAGCCACAATGGATCAGTTTGCTGTAAATGCAAGATTCGTTGCAACATGTAATTATATTAATAAAGTACCAGATCCAATTCAGTCTAGATTTGAAATGATTGATTTTGATTTTTCTAAAGAAGAAGAAACCGAAATAATGAAAAGTTACATTATGAGGATTTTACAAATCTGTAAAGAAGAAGGTATAGGTATTGATAAACATGCAGCTGTTGAATTAGTAAAAAGAAAATTTCCTGATTTAAGAAATATGTTAAATCAACTACAAGGATTTAAATCTCAGGGTGTAGAAACTATAACAGTTGAAAACATTAAACAATTTAGTTCAGTATATAAAGATATTTATGATCTTGTTATTGATGGAGAAGATCCTGTAAAAAATTATCAGTATATGCTATCTAATTATGCAAATAGAACTGATGATGTTTTATCTTCTTTAGGTGCTGAATTTATAGATTTTATTAAACAAGATAGGCAATCATATACTACATTCATTCCACAGATAATTGTAACGGTTGCAAAATACCAAGCACAAAGACAACATGTAATTGATCCTGCTGTATCAATGCTTGCTTGTATTTATGAATTACAAACAATAGTAAACGGAGCATAATGGCATACGGTGTATATAAAAACACAGAAGAATTTGAATCACAGTTAGCACAATACACTGGTTCTAAATATGCAGTGGCATTAGATAATATGAGTAACGGTTTATTCCTTGCTTTATATTATGAGAAGCATGTTAACAAATCAATAGTAGATGATTCTATAATGATTCCCAATAGAACTTACCCATCAGTCCCTTGTGAAATAATTCATGCAGGATTAAAGGTTAAGTGGAATAAAAAACACCCGCAGGTTTTTAAGGGTAAATTAACCGGCTCATATCAGTTAAAGGGATCTAATGTTTGGGATTCGGCATTATCATTTACGGCTGATATGTATAAACCAGATACTCATATGTGTGTATCATTTACTGGACCTTTTAAACATTTTAAATTATCTAAAGGTGGTGCAATACTAACTGATAGTCTAAAAGCATATCATTGGTTTAAAAGAGCAAGGTATTCAGGTCGTAGAGAATGTTCTTATCATGATGATAATTTTGATATGATTGGTTGGAATTTTTATATGATGCCAGAACTAGCAGCAAGAGGATTATTATTAATGAATCAATTTTACAACCAGGACGGTACAAAAAGGCACCAAGAAGATTTAACTCTACCTTACCCTGATTTATCAAAATTTAAAATATACGAAAAATGAGAGCACAATTTTTAGAAAAACTAATAAATAAGTTTCCTAATTATTTAGAACTAGGTGGAGCAGTTAAAAGATACTATGATTTGCGACAATCAAAAATGAGCAAGGAAGAATGTGAAGAAATTGTTTTAAATTCTTCTTTCAGAATTCTTTAATCTTTGTTATAATTATATTAAATAACACATTATGAAAAAAACAGGCAGACATACATTTGTCATAGATGGAAACTATTTTCTATTTAGAACCTTATATGTAATTCCTAGCAGATCTAAAAAGGCAGGTTTATTAGGTACAGATGAAGACGTACAAACATTCGTTAAAAAATTGGCAACTGACTTTGCATATCAGATCAGATTATTCGAAGGACTTATCGATAAGGTTGTTTGGACAGTAGATTCAAGATCATGGAGAAAGGACTTTTACCCAGAAGCAGAATACAAAGGTAATCGTAAACAAAATGATGCTCTTAACTGGGAGAATTTCTCAAAAGCAACAGCTGACTTTATTTCTATCCTATCTAAGCAAGGTGTTATTATTTCTAAAATTGACGGTGCTGAAGGTGATGATTTAATGTATGCATGGAATACTGAATGTCTTGCAAATGACAAATCAGTTATTATGTTTACTGGTGATAGAGACTTGGTTCAATTGGTAGATAAGAGTACAAATAATAATACTCATACTATTCTATTTTCACCAGCTCATAAAAAATTATATACTTACCAAGGTTTTTCTGAATGGATGGATTCTCAAACTGAAGAAGAACAATCTAATGATATATTTGATGTACTAAAAACCTCTGTGTCACCAGAGAATCAGGCTAAAAAATTACTTAAAGCATTAGTCGCAAAGAAAAAGGTTTCTATTATAGAAGTTGACCCTGAAGACTTCCGTTTTCGTAAAGTACTTACAGGAGATGCTGGTGATAATGTACCACCTGCTTACTATTACAAAAAAGGTAATAGGAGATACGGTATTAGTGAAAATAAAGCAACTGCTATTATCGCCGAGTTCAAAGAAAAGCATGGTCACTTATCTCACATGTATCTTTATAATGATGATTATATTACTGACCTTGCAAATATGACAGTAAGAGTTATGAATGCAAAGCATATGAGCAGAGAACAGATTATTTCTAATCTAAAATCTAATGTCAATCTTATGGTACTTGCTGCTGAATCTATACCAGAAGGTATCCTAGACGAAATGTTCAAATCAGTTGAATCTAAAATGAATGTAAAAGGTTTACAGTTAAAAACAATTTCTACAATGAAATCTATTTTAGAGAATACTGAATATGCTAAAGAGACCGATAGTTCATTTAAAGCATCGTTCTTTAAAGATGATGATAGCAGTTCAGATGACATGTCTTTTATTAAAGGTAGCAAATCACAAGATAAGATTTTTTAAACCTTTTTCTTTTTCTTCATATAAATATAAAATAACTTAATGAAATTATTTGATTATATAAAAGTACTATTTGGCAAAGATGCACAATGGGAAAAGACAAGCAATTATGATAAATCTAAGAATTCATTTATGACTAATAGATTTATGAGTATTAAGTTTCCTATTCAAGGAAACATGTTTAATACATTAAAAATAGATCCAGTAGGACAAGCAGAATCATGGAGGTTAATATCTTCTAAATTCAATAGAGTACCTGGTTTTATTTATACTAAAGTAAAAAAGTCTGCAAAACAAAAAGCAAAAGAATGGAATGCTAATCCTAAGGCTTTAGAACTTTATATGAAATTTAATGAAATAGGTGAACGTGAATATAAAGAAGCACTAAAATATAACCCATCAGAAGTTCAATCCTCGATAGATAAACTAGAAAAACAAATGGGCAAAGATGTTAATTGATAATACTTTTGAATTAGGAATACCTACACATATAAAATTTACTTTATTTAAATATGATTACTTTGATAGTATAATTATTAACAGAGTAAAAAAAGAATGTAAAAATTATTCTAAAATATCAGGCGAATATTGCATTAAGAAGTCTTCATTCCTTAATGCAATTAAAACTAGTAAACGTCTAAACAAAGAGATAATTAAATCTTCTGATTTTGGCTATGTACCTTCACCATCATTAAAGCCTAATTCAATTTATTTTCTTTGGTCTATTTTTGGTAGATTAGAAAACCTAGAATGGTTAACTTTCAGTGTTAATGATGATAAGAAATATACGCGCCTAATTAAAAATGAATCAGGTCTACCGATTCTTAGTTTTCATTTTAGTATATTAGAAGGCATATTTGATTTAACTCAACTATTAGATAGAAAAGAATTGGATCTTTTTAATAAAACACTTATTGATTTTAAAATATTAGAAAATAAGTATTTGGAAAGGAAGCCCTATTTCTATATGAAGGCAACTGCAATATTAGATATTTTAACTTCAATGGAAGTAGAAGGTAAATTATCAACATTTCATTTAATAGATCATATTGATCCTAAGTTAGAAGAAGACGACCCTATCTTAATTGTAAAGACAGACTATACTCCATATTAGTAGCTGAATATATAAACAAATAATGTTTGTATATGAAATCATTTCTTAATCGTTGTTGTGAATCAAAACGCGAATGCGTTACTTATTTAGTAGTCTTTTTATGGGTGGCCGTTGGTGTTACCGCAACATACTTTGATACTGACTTTACTCAACTGGCTGGATATTTTATTTCTTTAACTGGATTCGTGGCATCATATATTTTTGGTGAAAGCATGAGACCAAGCAATGATAGTTCTATTTTCAGAAAAGGAAAAAATAGCAAGAGAGAAAATCTCATGTATATTACAATTGCTTTATGGACTATTATAGGAGTATGGGTAATTGTTAAAAATGCTGATCTTATGGGAGCGGCTGCATATTTTGCTGCACTCACACCATTCGTAGGTTCCTATATAATTGGAGAAACTTTTAAAAAGGAAGGCAATCCAAAAGATTCATACGAACAAATAAATTCATAATCAATGGCAGTTAATGGAAGAAAAACAGATGCTAATGGCGATGCTATATTAATAAGCTTACAAGAACCTTATAAGAATGTTGTTGAAGTTGTTGGATATACTGATGTCACTAAAGGTGAAACTACCAGTGTTTACTATAATAAACAATTTAGGTGGGGTGTTGATGGAGTGACATATTCTGATTATATTGATCTTACTAATGTGAATCTAGAGGCTTTATTATTAAATCCTAATAAACCATTTTGGATAGAGTATAGGTATGAACAGGTAGGTGATGGTGACTTAGAATTCGAATCAATTGCATTAGAGATAGTAACTGATGGCGGTATTATTTGTAGAGTACCTCAAGTTGAATGTGGATCCGAAGGGTGTGTTGGTACACCGAATTTAGTTGTTGATTGCTGTGGTGATTCATGGAATCCTTATGACTTATCTAAAGCCAGTTCAATGTACAATCAATTATCAGCAATCACATCTAACATGTTTGGTTTTTGTGTTGATTACTTTAAGACTAAGGCAGATCAAAGAAGTAGAGATGTTATTTTAAAAGAGTATTCTTTATTTGATGTCATTAAAGAAGCTGAGGTAAAAATTCTAATTCCTGATAATGAATTGCCTACAAGGGAAATACAGTTTAATCCTATGATGATGGATTTTCCTGTTCAATTTGAAATTCATATTGTTAAATCTGCGTTTGAGGCAGTATTCGGTTTAGGTGCTAAGCCAGAGATGAGAGACTATTTATATTTTAAACAATATATGAATAGGATGTATGAAATAGATGCTATAGCAGAAGCTGATGATTTTCTTTATACAGGATCTTATTGGAGAGTTAGTTTAGTACCTTATCAAAAAAGAACAGCTGTAGGTTATGAAAATACCACAGAAGGAATACAAGCAGAAGCTAGCACAGAAGCATTAACTTCCAACGTAGAAGATAAATTTAGAGTTGAGAGAGAAAATGAATTTAGAGATGTAAGAAAAGACAATCAATACAACACAATAGGTACACAATGTAATGATTATATTAGAAGACGATTAGATAAAAGATTAATTATTAAAGAAGAAAATGTTTATAATCAATGGACAATAATTTCTAAATATCATTATGAATTAAATTCTATAAAAAATGGAGATGAATCTATTAAATATCAGTATGAGGACGGTTGGTCTAAAGAAGATGATAGAGCCTTTACGTTCTGGGTAAGACCACAATATAAAAAACCGATAGGTAATAATATACTGATTTTATCAATAGTAAATAAAAATGGTAAAGTACAACTTAATACTGGTGTCTTACCTACTTTTGGTAATGCTATTCAAATTGGTGATTGGGTAGACATAAGAGGAACGCAATCATATAACGGTATTTCAAAGGTAATTGAAATCATAGGAGATTCAATTGTAATTGATGAAACTTATGTTGATGATATTACTTTAACAGGATCCCCTAGCTTTAATAAAGAGGCTAGTAATAATTTTATGATTTACGAAAATACTTTACTTCCTCCAACACAATTCGTATCATTAACATATACTACTAACTGGGTCATAATGAAAATTAATGATTCTTATTATAAGTGGAAAATATCACAACCCTTTATAAAGAATAAATGGTATGCATTTGTAATTAACTTAAATGCTACTGCTAATCAATTAGGATTATTTATTTATAATACACTAGAAGATTTAGGCGCAGTTAATCCTGAGAATACTTCTACATTAAATCTCATATTTAATCAAACAAAAACATATACTCCAGTTGATGTAATAGATAATCAATCTTGGAAATTATTAGGATGTGAAACAGATTTAACTAATATAAGAATTTGGTCAAAGCCAATAGAAGAAGAATTACAAACTCTTATTCTTAGCCAATATGTTGTAAAAGATACACACTTATCTTTACTATTGGATAATGCATCACCACAATTAATGTTACCAGATGTAACGGATGCCAGATAACCTGGAATATATATTACAAATTAACTATTAATGGAAGATAACTCAAAAGATAAATTTAGAGATAGTATTGGAGATTTACTTAGTGAATTGCCAGATGAAGTACCTGGTTTAAATCAAACGCCAGAATTATCAAGAGTAAAAATTGAAAGTACACAAGCAGTTGCTTTAACAAAAGCTAAAGGAAAGGCCAAAAAGGTAATGTCTAGTTTACTTAAGTTTTATTTAAGTGAAGAGATTATTGCTGAGCATGAGTATATTCAAGCAAAATCTAATTTAGATGAATATGCATTAGGTATGCTTATTAGGCAGATGGAGAATAGCGAAGTTGCAATTTCACAATTAATGGATATTATTAATGAAGGCGATGTATCCCCAAGAATGTTTGAAGTACTTAGTGATTTACAAAGAACTTTATTGGATATTATTAAAAGCCAAACAATGTATATGGTGGCTATTGAAGAAAATGCCAAAAAGACTTCTAGAGATATTGATGTTTATCATGGAAATTCAGAGAGTAGCAATAATAAAAAACAAAGCGGTGTTAAGTCAAGAGGTACTAAAGATTTAATGCGAGCATTACAAGAAACAATTAACGAAGAAGATATACAAGATGTCGATAGCGATGAAAATGAAGAATAGTTATATTCTTACACAAGAAATAGTAAAGGGGGAAAGAAGAACTGATAGTGGCTTAATACTCCCCGATGAAAAATATAATAGGATAGCTTTAGTAATTGAAGCAGCCGATGACCTTGAAGTAAAGAAAGGTGATAAAATAGTAAAAACAATAGGTAAGGGTACTGAATATACATTGGATGGAGATAAGTTTGAAATCCTTCATATAAATCATGTTCTTGCTGTAATAGAAGAAGATGGCACAGAAACCACAAGCACCTAGCGCAGGATTTGATTTTAATGTTGGTAAAGCTAAGCAAGCATTTTCATGGTCAAGTGAAAGTGTAGAACAGTTAATGTTTGCAATAGAAGAAGGTTATAAACCAGCATCTACTCCATTCTATGAAGGTAATCCTAATTTAAGAAAAGGAAATATTGTATTTAATTATTCTTCTGAAGAAATAAAAGAAATTAAAAAGTGTGCAAAAGATATTGTATACTTTGCAAATACATATTGTACTGTAATGACCGATCATGGTTTACAGACAATTAATTTAAGACCTTACCAGGAAGATATGTTAAGGCAATTTCAAGCAGAAAGATTTAATGTATGTTTAGCAAGTAGGCAAGTAGGTAAAACTATTTGCTCATCTATTTTTATTGCTTGGTATTCATTATTTAATTTTGATAAGAATTCTTTAATACTTTCAAATAAAGGAGCAACTACAAGAGAGATCATTGATAAAGGTAAAACTATATTAGAACATTTACCTTTCTTTTTAAAACCAGGTACACTTAAATGGGATGTATTTAATTCTAAGTTTGATAATGGTTGTAGAATAATTGGTCAGACTACTACAAAGAAAGCAGCAATCGGTTTTACTATTCATTTATTATTTATGGATGAGTTTGCGCATATACCTGCAAACTTTGTTGATACTTTTTATGAAAATGTGTATCCAACAGTATCCGCATCAACAAACTCGAAAGTAATAATAACAAGTACACCTAATGGCTTTAATAAATTCTATGACATATATACTGCCGCCGATAAAGGATTAAGTGAATATACACCCTTTAGAGTTGATTGGTGGGATGTACCTGGGCGAGATGAGGCCTGGATGAAACAGGAGGTTGCTAACTTAGGTAGTGATGAAGCATTTAATAGACAATATGGAAATCAGTTTATAGCAGGATCATCATTACTATTAGGTGCTGATAGCCTTAAAAAATTGACAACTAATCAGATAGATTTTGTACACAGAGAGATGATTGCTTTTGAAGACGAGCAAGTAGATTATTCTGGTTTATTATGGGATCCTGAATTTAATTTAGATGATGCTGAAGAAGATGAAAATTACTGGTGTTTTTCTGTTGATATTGCTGAAGGTACTGGTGGGGACTATTCTATTATTAATATATTTAAGGTGGAGATAATGGAAGAAGTAGACTGGAAAAAAGTAACCTCACCAGGTAGCTTTATTGATTTTTATAGAATTAGACAAGTAGGAAGATTTAGAAGTAATGAACATACTATTGAAGAATTTGCGAAATCTCTTTATATTTTAGCTTATGATGTTTTTTACTCTGAAAATGTAAAGCTAATTATAGAATGGAATTTATTTGGTGGTGAGTTAATAAAAAGAATGGAAACTGTATTTCCGCAAAGAAACGATTTTGATGAAGAATCGGTTGTTAAATTTAAACATCGAATAGATGCAAAAACAAAACAATTTGGATTAAAGGTTAAAAAAGATAACAAACCTATATTTTGTCAAAACTTTAAAAAATATATTACACAAAATAAAATTGTAATAAAAGATAAGCAGACTGTTTATGAAGCGGCAACCTTTGGTAAATTACCAAACGGAACCTATGCTGGTCAATTAGGTCATGACGATTTAATAATGACTTGTATAAATAGTTCTGAATTCTTTTTTACATTAGACTTTTCAGATTTTGCTGAAGAGATTCATGACGTCGCTGAACAAGATATTCAGAATAAAATTGATGCTATCTTAGAACAAGATGCAAAAGGAGGACAACTGAATTTTGATATCTATGACCTGGTATAAAAAGTTATAGGTTAGTGGATATATAAAAAAAGCAAATAAAAAAAATAATATAAGATGGCACTAGATCCGAAAATCGCTTCGATTAAAGCAGCAGGAACTTACAGATTTGAATTTGACAAATCTCAAGTAGTTAGTATTCCTGCTAATCAGACAAGGTTAATTGTCGGTTTCTCTAAAACAGGTCCTTTTAATACTCCGGTATTTGTACCTGACACCGCATTCTTTAAGCAAGTTTATGGTGATATTGATAGAAACTTAGAAAGAAAGGATTCATTTTTCCACAGAAGCTGTTTGGCTGCGTTGGAAAGAGGACCGATTCTTGCACTTAACCTATTAAATTTAACAGCTGCCGATAAGGTAGAGTATATTAAATTTGGTACAGCAGCAACACCTGATGTTCAGGGTAATGCTGGAGCCTTAGGAGAATATCAAAAAATGTATAACAGAGATAAATTCTTTTATCCTGATTCAGACTCATTCTTAGATAATGTAGGTGCTGATAAATTAGCATTTAGTTCTTCGAGTACTAATGATTTATTAGATTTTACTAATTTAGGTCAAAAACCAGTTTCAGTTATTGTAAGAAAGGCATCTCAAGCTAATTCAACAGGTTTTAATGTAACGGCCGAAGAATGGTACGGTGCTGCAAATGTACCTGGTTTTTTAGATAAAGACAGTTTAGTATCTGACTTTTTAGTAGATGTATTTTTAATAGACGGTAATTTTGGTGGAGATTTTAATTCCGCTACCCCTTATGAAAGGTTTGCGGCAGATCCAACATTCCAAACTTACTTTGACAAGACACAAGGTTTAAAAAGAAGATTCTTTCAAGCAGATTCATCTGATACGATGATAGCTGAATTCTTTAATGAATCTGAAGTTGATGTTATTGCAACATATACTGCATCTCTTATTCCTAACTTTACAGATTTACTTGGTAATAACCTTTTTGTAGAAAAAGTTATTAATGCTGACACTGCATCTACCGGTATATTTGTCGCTGTGAATGAAGATCTTTTTGATGGTGATACATTAATTGATGGAGTTGCCGGTGGAATTGATATGATAGGACATAACTTAGAATGGACACAAGCAAATAATTTACAAAAAGATGTTAATTTCTTATCTTATAGTGGATCAATCGTATCTGACTTAAGTTATGCTGGTACAGGAACAACACCAAACTCAGTTGAACAAGTTGCTGAAATAATTAACACAGTAGAATTATCAAGTGGAAATATACAAATACAGATACAAGGTACTGTAGGCGATGCTTTATTCGATGCAACTGCTGGATTTACCGCAAACTCTGATACTGTAGTAGGAACTTATATACTAGGCGCGGTTTCTGGAGAATATATTCCTGTAATAAATGTAAACGTTGTAGGTAATACTGTAACTTTAGTATTATCAGGTGCAGGAAATACAACATTAGCTGACTTCCCAGCAGCCTTTCCAATAACTTATAATTATATAAATGAATCAGACTTTGGTTTTGTTACTGATGAAGCTATATTAGCCGATCCTAATAATTCTAATATTATAGGTGGATATGGATCTACATTATATAGCCAATTCTCAAACGGTACTCTTACCGATGGTGATGAAGCGGTATATTTGAATGGTGGTAATGAGTTTTTAAGTTATTTGGTTTTTAACGCTGTTGATTATGGATATGTTCATACAGCTACACCAACTTCTGCAATCTCAACTATCGCAATATCTGATAGTGATTATTATTTGCCATCTGTTCAGGTAACACCATACCAGGAAGATGCATTTACTAATACAACACCGCATGCTGAATTTACTTTAGATCCTGCTGGTGGTGGAGTTTTTATCGATACCGATTATGCAACAACTGGTGTAACTTATCCGGTAGGAACTTTAGGAATACAAACACTAAAAGGTGCTAATAACGTTTCTATAGATATTATATCAGATTCAACTACTGAGCCTTCATTAAAACCTAACCAAGTATTAATCGTTAGTGATAATCCTGATGCAGCCGATGTTAAAGTTGGTAATTATCTAATACATTCTGAAGGTTCTCCTTCCGTGCCACATTCAAGATTAACTAGAATTAATGTTGTTCAAGGTGGATTAACTAATGCTGAATACGGTACTATTCCGGTAGGTAAAAATGCCTTATTAGTAACATGCCAAAGTGAAATATCAACAACAACTGCCGCAGGTATTGTTAAGGTAGAGTTATATTATCCTATTGATGCATGGGTTGATTATTTAAATGTATTTACTTTAGATGGATTTAAATTAACTCCTTCACATGTACCTAATGGAACTAATGAAAGACAAAATGAAATCTTAAACGGTACTTTAAATGGAACTAATTTATTTAAGGCATTAACTGATAGAGATGTAATTAACTTTAGATATATTGTAGATACATTCGGAAACGGTATTGAAAGTGGATCTAAGGCGATCTATACAATATTAGCTTCTACTAGAAAGAATGCATTCGCAATATTAAATGCTCCGTCTGCTAAAGACTTTAAGAGCAATACAGATCCTTCGTTTAAAGATCTAACCGGAAGCTTATCATCTAGATTTATTTCTACTGGTGGTGATCTTGCAAAGAATCCTACGGTAAGATACTCATTACCATCTCAAACACAAGGTGCGAGTTGGGGAGCATTCTATTATCCGTTTATTACTGTTAGGGATTTAGGTAGAAATATAAATGTTGTACCGGCTGCATACATTTCAAATAACTTTATTGCAAAATATGAAAACGCTTTACCGTGGTCATTAGTTGCAGGGGTTCGAAGAGGTGTTGTAGGTGGAACTGGAGTTGTAGGATTAGAACTTAATCTTGGAAAAGAGGACAGAGAATACTTAGAACCATTTGGATTAAATCCAATTGTATTCCAAAGTGGAACTGGTCCAACAATCTTTGCAAATAAAACTGCACAGCAGACTACAAAATCTGCATTAAGTTCTATTAACTGTAGAGAGGTTGTAATTTACATTCAAGATGGAATTGATGCAATTCTTAGAAATTATCTATTCGAATTTAATACAGCACAAACAAGATTAGAAATTAAAACACTTGCTGATAACTTCTTAGCAACTGTTCAAAATGATGATGGTGTTTATGATTATAAAAATGTAATGGATGAAACTAATAATACTCCAGAGGTTATCGATCAAAATGTTGGTATCTTAGATACATACATTGAACCGGTAAGAGGAATGGAAATTCTCGTACAGAGAACAACAATTTTGAAAACAGGAGCTATTAGTGCAGGAAATTTTGAATAAGAAGAAACTAAATAAGAATATATAAAAAAAATAAAATAAACTATGCCACTACCACATTATACCCAATCAAGGGCCAGTAGCCAAAGGTACGAACCTGTTCAGCCTAACCTATTCGAGGTGACTGTATTTTCACCACTAGGGGATGATACGGGTTTAATCTTGGAGCAAGTTAAAACTATCGGAGGTTTAAATAACTTAAACCCTGCTGTAGATGCAATCGGACAGAAATATAAATTTGCTGACCGTTCATTTGCAAGTATGCCAGGTCAAACATTTATGGATCTGACTGTTAACTTTAGTCTTAACTTAAACGAAGCTAATGAAAACTACATTTACAATACATTCCGTAATTGGTACAAATTAATCTATGATCCATTGACTGGTGAAATGGGATTAAAGAAAGACTATGTTGGAAGTATGATCATTGTACAATATAACAGAGCAGGAGATATCTTTAGAAAGATCACCTGTAAAGATGTATTCCCTACAGGTCAACCTGATTTTGTAGATGAATTATCTTATGAAACTCCAGACGCAGTTGATTTAACAATGACTTATCGTTGTGATCACTGGGTTGAAGAAAATGTAGGAGCATAATAAACTCTTAAATATTTTTATAGAAAACTGGCTCTAGGGCCAGTTTTTTTGTCTTCACTCTAATATATATTATAAATTATATAATCTAAACATATGACAATCTTTAAAGTAATTAATGAAACAGATGGAAAAGTTTATGTAGGTTATTCAGTTAATGATAATCCTAATAATTTAGGAGCAGGTAAATATATTAAAAGAGCAGTTAAAGATTTTGGAACAAGATCTTTTCAAAAAACTATTCTTGAAGAATTTGAATCTGAAGAATCATTAAGCCATATAATGGAAAGGCTAGAATTTTGGATAAAAAATTATAAAGCCGATAATCCTAAATATGGATATAACGAAAGCGTACAAGAATTAATTCCACAAAAAAAGAGACTTACTAAAAAACTACAAGTACTCTTAACTCCAGAAGATGAAGACAATTTAAATGCAATTATTATCGAGAAATCAATGGAGAATAAAACAAAACCGCTGCCAGTATCCAGATATGTACGACAATTAATAGTTGAACATATAGTAGAGGAAACCGCACCTGAAAAACAATTAATAAAAACTAAATAATTATGAGTAGTCACGAAGACAACATTAAAAAAGAATTTGAGGCAGCTGAAGGTATAATAGATACTACCGCTGAAGTAAAAACAAATGCCGATGGTAAAATTACCGAGTTAGGCAAGGTAGATACCAGTAGAGGATCTGGTGTAACATCTATAGACGACCCAGAAATACAAAGAATACAATCATTAACAGGATATGTTAAATTGGATTTAGTAAACTTTCCATCTGGTGGACAATTTTATAGAGAAGATTTTGAAATTCATATTAGAGCCGCAAGGGTTGGTGAGATTAGAGAATTCTCTACATTAGATGAAGAAAATATTTTAGATGTAGATGAAAAGCTAAACTCACTTCTAGTGAACTGTACAAAAATTATGTATGGTAACCAAAGGGGATCGTATAGAGATGTATTAGAAGAGGATAGAATATACTTAATCTTATCTATTAGAGAGTTAACATTTAAAGATGGTGAAAATAAACTGATGATGCCAGTTACAAAAAAGAATTGTAAAACAGGAACCTGTAAATCACAAGAGTCAGTAGAGCTTAGAACAGGCAATCTTCAATTTAATGATAAAGATGATTTATTAGAAAAGTATTATGACCATGAAAATAAATGTTTTACTGTTACAACTAAAAATCATGGTACATTAACAATAGCACCACCAACAATTGGAGTTATGAGATCTGTTACTGATTGGATACGAAAAAGAGAAGAAGAAAATAAACCTTGGGATAAATCATCCTTAGGTATCTTACCTTATATTCAAAGAGAATGGAGAGGATTTAATGATAAAGAAATATTTTCAGCTATTACAAATTTTCAAGGCTGGGATTCTAGCAAATACTCAATTATTTATAGATTGGTAGAAAAAGCAAAAATAGGTGTAAAGCCGGAATTTTCATTTCCGTGTGAAAGCTGTGGTGAGGAGGTCGCAGTCCCGCTCACGTTTCCCGGCGGGATCAAAGCTCTCTTTATTATTCAAGATATCTCTTCTGAACTTTTATAAAGTACGAGTACTATTATTAGAAAAGTTGCATCTCCAGCCTTCAGAGCTGGATTTGCTTCCTTTCTATGAGTATGAATATACTTTAGAAATGTTTAATGAGATTCTTAAGGATCGTAACGACGAGGATAAACAGAATACTCAATCCTATTCGGATAAATATAATACGGACAGCATGTCTAAGTCTATGAATAAACAGATGAGTTCATTTAAAGCTCCATCTATGCCAAAGATTAGTATGCCGAAGTTCTGATAAATAAATAGATTGAATGGCTGCTGTAACTCTTAAAGATTTAATGGACCCTCTATCAAAAATAGAGGCCGCTGCACAGAGCACTAATGAAAAATTAGATGCTCTTATTGCAGTTTC